ATCGGGTTAGCAGACTTGATCACTCAGAATGATCTTGAACTGTTAACCCAAGACGGAATTGATAATCTGATAACCGAATAAGAGGGGGGCTTAGTGCCTCCCTTTTTTTATCTTTGTAAAAAATAAACAAGCAGATGTGCATTGAATCATTACTTGGATTAAGAGATTGCAATCAGGTTGAACCATCAACGGGGCTTTACATCGATGATCTCGGAATCAACACCACATTCTTAGGTCAGCTAATCACTGACCAATATCTTCAAGGATCGGAACTGTTTGTTGATAAACGAGCATTCGCTTGGCGCAAACTTTCATCAGATGTATTGTCGAGGCTTTCGCCAATGATGAAGTCGGACACTGTGATTGAAGGGAAAAGAGTTGGTCAGTTGGTAAGTGATTATGCCAATGTTCAGGCAGCAGCAGGAGCAGGACGATATACAGGCATCAGATTAAAGATCGATCCACAGTCATTGTCTTTCTTGAATTTCTACTTGGCAGACATTAACTTGGCTATTGCTTCAAGCAATGTCAATGTGCCGATCCTGATCTTCGATATGTCAACGCTAAAGTTGATTGAAACCTTCACCTATGCAACGGGATCACTCGATCAATTTCTTGGTAAGACATTCAGCAGTGCGAGGCGTAAACTTGACATAGCCATCGTTTATGAATCGACAATGCAGTCAGCGAAGATGATCACTAAGAAAGGTCATTGCTTCGACTGTGGTGGCGGTTTAAGAGAGGCGCACATTTGCCCGTTTGTGGATGCTATTGGAATCGATCTAACTACCGATGGAACGAATGTGCTATCAACAATCACAACCAAGTACACAGCAGGGATGAGTGTTAACTATTCGGTTAACTGTGATCGTCAAGGATGGCTCTGTTCAATTGGTGGGCTGATGGCTTTGCCTTTAGCTTATGCAACTGCTGTTGAGATTTACAACTATGCACTAACCACTTCACCTAATCAGCGAGTGAACACAACTGTAACAGTCAACAGAGGGCAGAAACCTTTTGCCACTGCCGATGCTGTTGAGGGCATTGTGGCTGCGAGAGATATTGCAGCGACCAGATACAATGATGAGTTAGGGGCGATGCTGCAAAATATGCGGATGCCTGATGATAGCCATTGCTGGGATTGCAAGCGGAATATGAAATATGTAACTGCACTACCGTAATGGCATCGACTCCAGAGCAAGTACAACAGAGCCTTAATGTTTTATTTGAGGGGTGGACATCCAAGTTCACTGCTTTGTACGTTCCTGTCAGGGAGTTAAAGAGATTAATGTTTAAGCGGATCTTCGGCACAGGATCATCGGGTGGCACAAATAGCGAAGGGCAGAAATTGCCGACAAAGCCATACAGCACAACTCCGATCTATGTATCTCCAAGATCACTCAGAAATGCACCATCGAAATTCAAGGTAGGCAAACGAGGTGAGCCGATTGAATCGCTTTATTTTCCTAATGGCTATGCTCAGATCAAATCTGAAACATCAGCCAAGCTACCATTGGAACTAACGGGCAGACTTAAAGGTGGATTCTTAAATGAAGAAGTTATTACCGAAGGATTGGAGGCTGCCATTGCTTTGCCTGCATCAGAATCGGGAAAGGTCGATGGTCTTGAAGCGAAGTATGGCATCATCTTTCAACCAACGGCATTTGAGCAAGAGGCAATGTTAGAAGAACACGCCATCTTAATTGCTGAACAAATCACAAACGCAATGAACAAACAATGAATCTACTCTCCACAATTATCGAACGGCTTAACCAACGAGTTGAGGCTGGCAATATCTTCGATCAGATCTACGGGCTTTGTGAATTGTCTGCTGATGGTAATGACAAAGCGTGGATTCACTACATTGGAAATGGGCAAGCAATCCCTGTTACCAACTTCGATGCAAAGCAAGGCACAATCTTCTGGGCGAAGCGTGGCAAAATAAGCGTATCTAAGAACGAATCAATAAAGTTGGCAGGGTGTAAGTGGCTTTATGAAACCAAGTTCACTCTGAGTGCTTATGCGGTGGTTAGAAAAGATCATTTGCCTTGTGATTCTGCCGATGCTCAGGATTGGATTGCATCGAGAGTTCTGCGATTAGTATCAGGTACAGATCCTCAATTTAAGACAGCCATCGGAGTGGTGGCTTATGAGGTTGTGCCGAACGGTTACGTTAACGAGATCAAGAGCCTGACTGCCAATTATGAGTGGGCTTGCGTGAGCATTGATATTGATGTTAATGTGCTAACTTCATCAGAGGATGGGTGCTATGATACTTGTGCAACGGGCGATATTCCACTCCCTGACTTCTTGCCTTGCACACCTTGCTTGACTGAGGTTGCTGTTGATGGCATTACCATTATCGGAAACGGTACGCCAGAAGATCCATTGATCGCCATTGGTGGCGGTGGTGGCGGTGGTGCTTTGATTGCCTTGCCATTTACCACAGATCACTTGGCTGCTACGGGCAATGCTTATGCGGTTGGTAATATCGTTTGGTATCTTGGCAATGTGTACCGGTGCATCGCTGCGAATGATTCGATCCTTCCAACAAACGCAACCTATTGGGTTAATCTTGGAGTTGGCTTTCCAACGGTGCAACAGCCATCAGATTGGAACTCATCAAGTGGAAACAATCAGATCTTAAATAAGCCAACCATTCCAGCAGCGCAAGTAAACTCTGATTGGAATGCTGTTAGCGGAGTGGCTGAGATTCTGAACAAGCCAAGCATATCAACACCAAACTTGCAGGAAGTTACTGATGTAGGAAATAGCACAACTAACGATATTGGATTCGGGGCAGGAAGTGGAATTGAATTTATTGCAAACACTGCAAGACTTCGTGAGGGAACTATTGATGCAGGGCTTGGAGGCAACAAGGGTATCGCTCAGATTTGTGCAGTAGGCTACGAGTTAAAGTGGGAAGCAGGGCGATTGTATGTAATGGATGGCAATGGCGTTTTGATCAGATGGTCGCTGTATAACTTCAATGTTACACCAACGGTAAACGATGATTCTACCAAAGGCTACATCATTGGCTCTCGTTGGTCTTTAGACGATGGCACTGTTTACCTCTGCTCGGATGCTACTTTAGGCGCAGCGGTGTGGACATTGCAAACTTCGGGCGGTGTTACAGATGTAACGGCAACAGCACCATTATCTTCAACAAGTGGATCAACTCCTGACATCAGCATCAGCCAAGCCGATGGATCAACAGATGGTTATCTATCAAGTACCGATTGGAATACTTTTGATGGTAAGTTCGATGTGCCAACGGGGAGCAGCACTGACTATCTTGATGGTACAGGCGCACCTCAGCCATTCCCATCTTTAGGGATGCAAGGCGGTCAGGCAACGGGAACTGATACCTATTCAGTAAGCATTGCAGGAGTAACTTCATACAACCTCAACGATGCTTATGCGATAGGATTCACCAATGCAAACACAGGGGCTTCTACTCTTAACATCAACGGGCTTGGTGCAGTTAACATTTCTAAGAACAATGTAGTGCCAATCATCGGGGGAGATATTGCAGCGAATCAGCAATTCATCGCAATCTATGACGGCACTAACTTCCAAATCTTAGGGATTGCACCTAATCAGATGTTTGCTTATGTAACAAATGCCGACAGTGTTACAATCAACAAAGGTCAGCCTGTTTATGCTTTTGGAGCGACAGGCGATAGGATGACGGTGAAACTTGCTAATAATAGCAGCGAAGCAACCTCATCCAAAACAATCGGGTTAGTATTCAGTAGTTCGATTGGAGCAAATCAAAAGGGTTACATCATCACTCAGGGTGTAATTGATGGAATCAATACAAACGCATTCAATTCAGGCGATACTTTGTATGTTGGTAATACGGCAGGATCATTAACCAACGTGCTGCCATTAGCACCAAATCACTTAACGAGAATAGGGATAGTTGAACGTGCGAATGCTGGCAATGGTCAGATCTATGTATTCGTGCAGAATGGTTTTCAACTCGATGAACTTTCTGATGTTAACATCACAACAGTTACTCCTGTAAACAATGACTTTTTAGTTTACACTACGGGCGCAAGCAATCTTTGGAAAAATAGAAGTTTAGGCAATGTCTTAGGAGGCACGACTTCTCAGTATGTGCGAGGCGATGGATCATTGGCAACCTTTCCTGCATTGCCTATCTTGTACAAAGACCTCAACAATCAAACGGCAGTAACGGGCAACACAAATAACAACAAGGTGGTAAGTGTTCTAATTCCTGCAAACACAATCACAGTTGGATCAATCGTTAACATCAAGGTTCGTGTTGGTAAGACAGGAGGCGCAGGAATTACTACATTGCGAGTTTATGCTAATACTGCTGATTCAATCGTAAGCCCAGCACCAACATTGCTAATGACTTCTGCTACATCTGCGATTGGTAACACTTACAATGGATGTGATCGTAACGCAATCGTAAAGAGTTCTACCGTAACGCAAACAGCACAAGCTAACGCATCAATACAAACTGATGCCGTTGTAGGTAATGCTACATTGACTAACTCCAATGTTGATTGGACGGTCAACCAATATATTATCTTCGCCATTCAGAATGGGGCAAACGGTGATTCAACAGTATTATCTTACTACGAAATTTCAATCAAATGATAGACATAACGATTGATGCAAGTCAACTATCCTATACCTCATCAGTGATTGGTGAAGTAGCTACTAATTATAATCGCATTGAGATTGACTTTGTTGATGCTAAGTCGATGCACTTGCCAACGGATCAGGGAGTATGGCTGATTAATTTGGAACAGTATAGCTTCAACGGCAATCAATTTGATGATGCTATTGAGGCGATTACCTATCTTAATTCTTTGTAATTTTGTAAAAAACTAAAGCACTATGGCAGGCATTAAAGTAACCGATCTTCCCGTATTAGGCGCAGCTGCACCTAATGATGTGATGTATATTGTTGATACCTTAACTGGCACCTCTAAGCAGATTGCTGTTGAGGATATTGTGGGCGGTATTCCAGACATCGAAAGTGGGCAATGGAATCCAACACCGACAAATGTAACAGGTAGCCCTACAGTTAATGTTATTGCTGGCAATTATTCTCGTGTTGGCAGTGTTGTAACTTGCTCATTGTTTTTAGGAGTTACAATGGGCGTAGCTGAAAACATTTGTGAGTTTAGATTGGATCTTCCTATTGTATCAGATTTCGCACAGGAAAAAAATGCCTTTGGTATTATTGGCTATAATACTGCAAGTGATGGCGAACTTGTTAATTGGAATGTTAAAGCAAACACTTCAACCGATGATATTAGCATTGAGTTGGAATCTGTAACTGATGAGTTTGCATATGAATACATCTACGCCATCCTTCAATATGTAATCATTTAATGCGCTCAACATCCATCAACGGCTTGAAGATTATCAAGGCTTATGAGGGTTTGAAGCTATCGGCTTATCTTTGCCCTGCAAAGGTGGCAACGATTGGCTACGGCAGCACTCGCTATCCTGATGGGCGCAAGGTGTTGATGGGTGAGAAGTTGGTCAATGAGGCAATGGCAACTCAACTGCTTCTTGCTACTTTAGAGCCATTTGAATCGGTTGTAAACAAGAGCCTGCCAAACCTCAACCAATATCAATTTGATGCGTTGGTGAGCCTGTGCTACAATATTGGAGGCTCTGCATTTGGGCGATCAACATTGGTACGCAAGGCAAAGGTCAACGCAAACGATCCAAGCATTGCCGATGAGTTTATGCGATGGAATAAGGCAGGGGGCAAAGTGCTGCAAGGGCTGACCAATAGACGGGCAGCAGAGGCGAAGTTATACTTCACACCTTGTAAAGTTTAACCGGTTATTAGCGGAACTTCATCTGCTGCATTTCGTAAATTACAATATGGCAGCAAGGATTACT